GTAATTGACGATACATTGTTAATACCTGCTGCAACGTGAGCTGCACCAGTACCAAGGTTGTATCCTTTACCATCGTTATATGTAGCCATTGTTCAGCCCTCCTTATACGCTTACAACCATAGTCGCAAGAGCCTCAGGTTTTACAACCTTATAGCCGTAAACTTGCAAGCCACGGATAATGTTACCGAAAGTAGTCTCTGAACGGATAGTCTCCATATTTGTCATCTGAGATGCAAAAGTGAAGCCCATGTTATGACCAGCGATACAGCTGAACTCAGAGCCTGATTTATACAGGTTGTGAGATACATAAACTGTAAAACGGTCAATCATACCGAGACGACCATTACGCAATGGTGAAGTGTTGTCACCAGTGATAGACGCATCTTTCAAGTCAGATTGCTTGATAAGACCTGCCATCTTAGCTGGAATGATAAGGAAACGACCTTGTTCAGGAGCATTAGCCTCATCCAACACAGTACCCGCGTCAACGATAGAATCGATAACGTTCGACTTAGTTAGTGATAGCGGAGTACCAGCAACACCTAGGTTAATATTACCTGAGATAGCGCCAGCTGTAGCACCTTTGTTGTTAGCAGAAACGTCGGTCAAGACATCTGTCAAAACACGCTGGTCAATCTTAATCTTCATACGCTCTGAAGCGTCTTTAGACCATTGGTCCATAAGTGCAATGTCAGACTGAACTTGGTCAACATCATCTTCAACACAAGCAAAGTACTCACCTTTGTCGATAACGAGTTGTAGTTTAGCCTTGTCAGGGTTTTCAACCGCTAGGGTTTGACCCTTAACATAAGTTTTGACTGTGATTTCCGGAGTAGTACGGATGTTAACCGTATCACCCATTTGACGGATTTCACCTTCATAGTCAGTGTTCGAGATTGCTGACAATACCGTAGCATCGTAGAAATTCTCGATAAGTTTGCCACTCCAGATTTCTGGAATGAAGTTGCCGCTGTAATCGGGGCGACCACCTGATACTGCAAAAGCCATAACGACCTCCTTTTAATTATGCAGTTACGATACGACCTTCCGCTTGTGCAGCGAAAATGTCTCTTTCTATACGACCACGTTCTTCCTCACGACCTTTGTATCTTCCCTTACGGACAGCATCAAAGAATGCTGTAATATCCGACGGTGAATACTTCTGGCCTTCTTGAACTGCAGGTCTACCAGAACGACCACGTCCCGGAGAAACTTGCTTTTCAAGCTGTGAATTAGGCGATGGCCTTTTCTCTTGAGCAGTGCTAGCCATACCGTTTTCCTGTTCCCAAGAACTAAAGAAGTTCGCCACACGCTGTACATCCAGATTACGCTGTGCGTCTTCTAGATACGTCTGACGGCTAATTCCTGTTAGCGGGTCAACTGCCAACAACCATGTCTGAAAGTCAGGGTTATCGTTAGTTTCTTGCCAAGTAGGAACAGCACTAGAGAGCTGATTCCAAAATGCCTGTTCGTTAGACGCTTTCTGCTGTGCCTGTACTTGATGTACTTGAGGTACAACTCCTTGCATCTGCTGAACCATTGCCTCCAACTGTGCAATCCGCCCATTTGCGGCATTGACTTCTTCACGAGCTGCACGACGCATTACATCGATTGAGTCACCGTACTCCTTAACATCATCATCTGTAATCAGAGGTTCTGAAGATACAGATTGTTGTTGTGATGCAGGTTGCTCTGACATAGTGCTTAACAACTGTTCCAGTTGGGCTATTCGGTTTTGCATATCACGGTTGGCCGCATTTAAACGTGGTACATCCGCGTTATACATTCCTTGTAGAGTTTTGTATTTTTGCTCCCAAGACTCTTTCTCTTGAGTGTCTGGTTTGCCTTGCTCCTCGGCTTCAGACTTAGGTGCTTCTTTCTCAACACTGTCGGATTCAGCTTGTGCAGTTTCCTCTACGGGTACTTCAGGTGCCTCGGCTTCTGCCTGTACATTCTCTGGTTCGCCATTGAGTTCCTTGTACAATGCTTGTACTTCCTCAGACTGTTTTTGAACTTGCTTTGGTATTCCCATAATCGCTCCTATCGGTGTGCGTAATTAAAAGCAGGCTGTCATTTTGACTTTGCCGCCATTTCAGGGGACTCTACTATGAGCTTAATTAGCTCT